AAAGATGATCCTTGGTTCCACTCCAGAGGCTATTCAGATACTTTTGCCCGTGGATTCATAACACCTGATCTAAAAACAGAGTTGGCTGAAATAGTAGTAGCTGCGGAGTCTGGGTTTCATCTACGTATTTTATTAGTTGACCTTATTGCTCGCAGTACTGAAATTAATAACTACAAAGATTTGTTATCTGACCTTTTAACATCACCAAGACATGAGCTTGCTATTCGCTCTGTTGCCAGTAATGGGTTAGTTGAATCAGATATATCTGCCAGCGATGTTCGTAGTATTTACGGGGAAATACTGACTGAAGCGGAGCCAGAAATTGCCTTGATTGAAAATATCATTTGAAAGAGAGTGAGATAAATAACACCAAAGAAGTAAGATAATTATGGGATCAAAGGGGATATAGAAGGATCAAACGAAACAAAAAATGAAAAACCTTTTCAAAATACGCAACAACTACTCTTCTGCGAATAAATCCGGTTGAATCTCTGCTACTACTCGTTTTTGAACCCGATTGACCAACTTGTAAATACCTCTAACAGACATATGCCACTTTTTAGCTAACTGGGCGTGGTTGCGTCCGTTGAATTCATCATATATCAGCAAGTCGCGTTGGGCCAGTTTGAAAAGGAAGTTTTTAGGGAAACAAATCAACTGACCGCCCCAATGCTCGGCCAAAAAGTCGGCTGCTGCAATTGCGCTCTGTTCTGCCAAGTCTTCAGCTATGCCGTTGTCTTCCAATATGGTTGATACGTGGGTGACTATATCGTCTAACAGCTCGCTACGCAGCGCGCTCATACCGGTTTTTTTATTTGCTGTCATTTGGCACCTTCCCGTAAATATTGCCGCCTAATAACTTCATGCGTTCTTCAAACGCGGCCTGTTCGGCCTCTTTAGAAAGTGTTGCCTGGTGTTTGATCTCAACAGTGGTACCAGTGGCTTTTACTGCTGCTTCACCTAATTTGGCTGCCAGTACTTTCTTTAAGTAGTTGTGGTTGGTTAACTGCTTTGCCGGAGCGTTATGGCGGCTGGCATGCAGTGCACTGACAGTATCCTGCAGGGCCTCAGCCAATACAGCGTGGTTGGTTGTTAGGGCCAACGTGTCTGTGGCCAGGTTTAATGCTTTGGCGTTACTCAAGTCTTGTTTTGGTGGCCGGAACATAGCCAGGTATGAAACCAGTGCCGGACCCATGCGGTAATTCAGTTTTGCCATGACGCCCAGCAGCTGGCGGCCAGCTTCGTCAGCGACCAGTTGATCCAGGTGAATGCTTGAATGGCAGACTGGGCATCGGAACAACTTCATGGTTTGGCTCCGTGAATCTTTTCCCACTTTGCTAAAAGCTGGAAATAGCTGATCTGCGGGAACAACGAATGGCCTTGCTTCTGCAGTGCGTTGAACATGCAGCGGCGGCACCACTTTTTAAGTGACTCCAGCACCGGAATAGCCTGATCCTGTTGCAGCCATTCCACCTCATTAATACCTACACCGTTGTTCAGTTCGGCGGTCTGGCGCTTCACGAAGTTGTTTAACGCGGTTTCGGTACCATCTTTAATAAAGCCGTTGCGGTGCATGAATATCCAAATTGCCCGGATTACACTGCGCTCGTCGGCATCTATAGGGGTTTTAGGGCTTAAACGCCCTGATTTTGGCTTACCAACCTTGGCAGGCTTGGCTTTGAAGCCCAAAGCCGTCATACCGTCCATCACTCTGATCAACTGGCTTAAATTCATGTCTTTGCAGCTGTTATGTTGGCCATAGTGCTGCAAGTGGGCACGGTAGCTTTCTTCTGCCATGCCCAGGTCGGTTTTGGCTACATGGATCAGGCCAATCAGTCGTTTTTTATCTGCACTCACTAGGTAAAACCTCTTGCTGTGGATCTGCATCCTTAATTGATTCAACGTAAGCATTTAAAATGTTCTGCAGAGCTGAAATCTGCACAGGAAAAAGCACGATGCCGCAGTCAATTAAGTGGGCAACCAAGTGCGCGTGATAATGACGAACAGCAATAGTGCCTGCAGATTTGATTTTTTTTTCTAAATCGATTTCACGTTTCGTTTTCGCTTTTGAGAACTGGGATAGCTCTAAAAAAAGGTGGTCTATAGTGCTTGTTTCCACGGTTTTTACCTCTTGCTGCTCATCAGTACCCAGCCACAACGCTGGATAGACGCCCCATACTGATGGGCGTTTCGCTTATTGGGGGATGATTAACCAGTTATCGCCATCAACATTCGTTACAGCGAACTCCTGATCAGGCAGCAGCTTTCTGCCAAGCGCTCTGACTGCACCAAGAGCACCAGCAGTGTTAGTGGCTTGCTTTCCATTGACCTTGTTTGTGATGTAAGTGCCGCTTCTATACCGACAAACCACTTTGATTGGCTCAGCTAAAGCAGGCTTAGCAGGGGTGACTGGCATACGCTCCAGCATCCATGCTTTTAGCGGAAACCTGTCGCCTAAGTTCGCGTTATCGCGCACTTCGCAAAAGCGCCATCTTTCTGCTTCAGGCCAATCCTTTAAAACAGCAGCTTGCGCGGTAGGTTCGTCTGGTGCATCAACAAGTGCGCAAATGATTGCATCACGGCCACTGTAACCACTGCACCACCAGCCCATAATTGCTTTGTTTGGTGGGTACGTAAGTGGGCGATGGTCTTCGGTTGGCTGATGCCATGAAATCCACTGAAACAATGGATTTTGACGGCGTTTCTCTATTTCAAATTGTTCTCTGGTGCACACTGCACGCTCCGGTGCAGATTGCTCTGGCGTTGAGTAAAACCAGCCGTCTTTAGTATTCCAAAAAAGGTAATCAAACACGCTGCCCCAAGTCACCAGTTCGGCCACTGCGTTTGCAATTGTTTTCATTTCAGCACCTCAGCCTGGTTAAATACTTCGGCTTCAGGGCAGGAATCTTCTTCCAGCTCAGGGACAGCTATAAACACGCAAATTTCATCCCGTGGCAGATCCGCTTCGCAGTGTTCCTTCATTTCGGTGAGTTCTGACGGCAGGCCAGTGGCAAAAGCGCCAACGGCTGCGCCAATTAACGCGGCAACGACCATCAAAACTATAATCACCATCAAGATAAATTTGCCTAAACCGTCCATATAGCCGTACTGATTTTTCATAACGTTCATAATTCAGTTCTCCTAAGTTGTGGTTAGCGCTTTGCTTCGCGTTCCAGGTGAATATTGTTCAGCGCCTGCAGTGCAACAGCGGCAAGTTGTGCTAGTTCACCTTCTGCAGATGTGCGGCCTTGGTTGTTCTGCAGCCAGCCCTGTTCTGCGCGTTGCAGCAGGTTTTTCAGTACCAATAAATGTCCTGGTACCGACTGGCTTTTAATGTGATCGGTGCCCCATTTTTTGTTCTGGTGCACAACCTCTTTTGCAACCCTGACTAAGACGTCAGGGTGTATGTTCATCATGATCGGAGTGGCCATTTTTATTCGTCCTCAACCGTTTCATTAACACGTTCAAGAAGATCCAAAAGAGGCCTGACTCCTTCTATTGCCGCCTCTTCATTCATGTTCTCAAAGGCTTTTTCGGCAGCGTCATAACCATGGTCCGTGTCAACGAAAGCTATCTTGGTTTCACATAACCCTAAACCTTCTGGCTGCATGGTAAAAGTGATGCAAGGACTGTCTTCAGTTGCGCCGTCAGTGCGCAGCATTACAAGAAGTTGTCCATGTATGGTTTCAAATAATTTCGCAAAGGTATTCATCGCTTAGGCCTCTTCAATAGGGAAGTCGGAGGTTTCTATTGCTGTGGTATCTTCACCTGTTTCCTTCGGGCATTCGCACAGTTCTGAAAAGGCGTAAGTCAGCGGGTTTGGTGCGTCTTCAGGGGTAACTGAATCGCGCTTTACTTGATGAAGAACGCCTTTGCAACTCACAATTGCCGAAAGTGGCTGAAGCTCCACTAATGTTCCTTTAGCGGCTTTGGCCCGCACTTCTCTGCCGTTCACAGCAGTTATCGTAAAGTTCACTTTGTCACCTAATGCCATAGTGACCGGGCCTTCAATTCTTTTCAGTTTGCCGCATACTGGGCAGTGGTATTTATCGCGTGACATGGCTTAGTCCTCGTCAATAGTGAATTGGTGGTTTTGGGTTAAAACCAGCTGAACCTGTGTTTTTGGTCGACCATCCATAAAGCTGCCTAACCAGGTCGGCAGGTGATTGTCTTCGTACTGGTCCAGGTACTGCAGCGAGTCAATCACCAACCTGGCAAAGGTTGGCGATTCGCAAGCAATGCGGTTCAGCAGGTCGTTGTCGTATTGGCTATCAACCAGAGCTGCTGGCAATTCTTGCACTGGCTGATGCTGGAGAATAGAAACGGCGCTCATAACGACACCGCTGATAAATCAAGGGGGATCTGGCGATATAGATCAGTTTCACCAATGCGCTCATACACCCGAATGTAAGCCTTGCTGCTTACTACCTGCAGCGACTCGCTGATGGCATCCATTGCCTGTATCCAGCGTGCGTCCTTAATATCCAACTTGCGTAGGGACAGTATGCGAGACACACTTAAATTGCCGTCGTTGTCGGTTTTAAATGCGTGATCAATGATGGCTTTTGCCTCTGGCCGTGCTCCCTGTGTCCATTCAGTGACGCACTGATAAATCAGCTCCTTCGCTGCCAGGATGCGTTCATCAAACTTCATGCTGTCCTGTATGGCCCGCATGACTTTGTACTGGCCATCGTAGCTATACAGCGTAACGTTGCCTTTTTTACCACCAACATCCACCTTGTATTGCTCCAGCGACAAAGCAACAAAGGCTTCAATGTCACCAAAGGCGCGCTTTTTAAATTCAGCCAGGCATGCACTGACGGCTAACGATTTACTGAATAACTCTTTAACCAACTTGTCGCGTTCCCTGTCGATCGGGCGTATAAGAGACTCGTGGGTTAATTTGCCTTTGGCGTCTTTCCAATACCCCTCTGGCGTTGGTATGGCTTGCTGTTCTGTCATGGTGTTACTCCGTTTTAGCGATGCGCCCTTGTGCTGCACCTGCAACACCGGCATTAAGTTGAGCCTTGCGGCCTTGCACTAACCCTTCAAAAAATCCACCCATGTCACGCTTGCGCTGTTCTGCAGAGCGGTTCTTCACTGTGGTTAAGTCGGGATGGTTCTTTTCCTGATAAAGCTGGATAAGTTGCTGCTCTTCTTCGGTAGGTACCAGAGCCTCAACTTTGCGATAGACAGATGTGATCCACCCTTCAGCGAACAAGTCAGCTCTGTTGATTTTGGTTTTTTTTAGCAGGCGTTTATTTAATCCCGCCTGAAATTCTTTACGAGCTTTCACCAGTTGAGGTGCCAGCACTTCATAGCAATAGGTACCAATTTCAACCCTGTCTTTCGGGCCATAAAACGTGATACAGCTGCCAATATCCCTGCGCCAGTTAATGAAATGGTTAATGCCAAACGCCTGACAAACCGTGTAGGCAAGAAGCGATGCCCATTTAGGTTGTTTTTGGGCATTGTTGGCGCGTTTTGTGTGCTGCTCTGATATTTCGTGCAGGGCCACATCGGTTTCATTGAGCTGGTACTCACGCATAAGCGCTTGAGCCTTACGCAGAGCATTCGCCGCTTCGTGTTCGCTGCTGGTGGATTTGGCCAGAGCTAACAACTTTTTGATTTTATCCAGGGCTTTCTCGTTCATGCCTTAAAGCCCCCAATAGCAAACACGCCAGCGCCCAGCATTTCGGCATAGGTTGCATCGCCCATCACCGAACCACAGTCGGGGCATTTTCCGCCACCTGTTTTGCCACAGCCGCTGCAGGGTCTGCGGTAAAAGCCAACTTCATTCAGTGCATGCTGGTATCTCGTTGGTTGCAGCAAGGTGCCAATGCTGTTGTACGTTACCCAATAGCCTGATCCTGCAGTGCCAACTGAATAACCAACACAGTTTTCAGGCGCTTTTTCCCAGGCAATAACTGGCATAGTTTCCGACTGGTCATCCTCCACCAGCTGCGGTTGTTTGCTGCCAAGAACCCACAACAGCGCATCCATCACACCATCTTCGTAGGCTTTATCTGGCTGGTTGGTGCCGTACTTTTCGCGCAGGCTGGCAGCCACTGCAATTTCCATCAAAACCGCTTCTGCAGTAGGCGCTTTGGCTGTATTTAAAACTGACGTCATAAAGCCCCCTTAACCGTTCACAACTTCGGCGGCCCAGGTGATCAGGCAACCGGCAAATTTAGCTACATGGACCTGCTCGGTGATGCCGAACTGGTGGCGAATACGCACAGGTGCGCTGCCTTTCACTGGCTTTGACGGTGGCTTAATAGTGATCAGCGGGCGGGTGTTGCCCATTGCCACATCAAGCACCTGAAAGCCGCTTTTTGTTAACTTGCGAACTCCGGTGATTGCAGCAGAAAGCTCTGCCATCACCTGCTGATTTGTTCTCACATCACACCTCCAGAATGAGTTCGGCTGTTAGTTGCGGCGCACCAAGTTCAGCTGCCAAATTCAGCGCTGCAGTTAGCACGTTGTGAATGGCCAGCGGGTATAACACGCTGTGTTGGCCAGTAGAGCCAGTCAGTTTGGCGCGCAGCGCTTCAATGGCTGCACTGTTCATCACATCAGCCAGTGGTTTGCTGATCAGGTTAAAACGGTGCTTCAGGTAACCCTCCAGCTCGTTATCCAGCGGGTTTAAAGTCACCACTTCACAGCGTTGAACTACTTCACGCACTTCGGGGTTGCGCTCGTCCAGGTTCTCGGCCAGTTCGCTCTGGCCGATCAGCACAATGCCTAACAACTTGCTGAAGCCGTTCTCCAGCTCAAAGAAGCGTTTAAGGTGCTTTAACGTAGGAATACTCAGGCCGTGCGCTTCTTCTATGATCAACAAGTGGCGGTTGCCCACGCGGTGCGATTCTTTCAGCACGTTGTGTACCTGACGGAAGCGGGCTTCAGGGCTGCGCTTAGGGCTTACACCTGGTGCAACAGTGGCCATAATGGCTTCGGCTATGTGGGCAGCTTTTAAGGTTTTGCCCTTAATGTCGTTGCTTTCCATGCCAAGTACGTAAGGCTCAATAACCAGTACTTGCTGGCTTTCGCGGGAAATCCATTCAATCAGGTCACGGCGCAAGGTGCTTTTGCCTGCACCTGATTCACCAACCACAGCCATAAAACCGCCGTGGCGTGCAGTGGCGCGCAGTGCTTCGCGCACATAGCGGCTGTCTGGTGTTAAAAATACTTCGTCGCTGCTGCGTACTTCATCAAACGGGTTACGTGCTAAGCCAAAAGCTGTTCTGGCGGCTGGTGTTAATTGCTGTTTACGTAGTAACATTAAAAGGTCCTCCACGGACGTGTGTTGTTGGTTGGGGCTGTTCTCAGCGGCCCCGGCCTCTTCTTCCAGCGCCTGGTGCGCTTCACTCAGAGCAATGCCCCGTTGCACCAGAAACTGATAAATCTTTTCCTGCAGCTGAATTTCTTCGGCATTTTTTGGTAGCTGGTTATGGTTCACCAGTTGCGCAACAGCAGCTGGGCTTAACACCAGATGGCGGGCTAGTTCCGCCTGACTGGCTTTGCAAGTAATCAGTAAACTTTTAAGCTTCAACATCATTCATTCCCTACCACGCGCAAGGCGGCTACTGGTTTAGTTAGCTGTTGCACTATGCTGTCCAGCTGTTCTTCTTTAGCGCCTTCAGGGAACCGTTGTTGCAACCAGGCAAAATGCTCTGCAGTCCAATTGGCACCCATGCGGGTGCGCAGACGCATAGCGAGTTGCACTGTGGTCAAAGTTGGGGTTTCCACTGTCGGGGCTTTCAGTTCGTGTGCAGTCCCTTTGCGCGGCATAAAGGTAGGTAGCTGCGCGTCGTCCAGCCCTTTGTAAGGGTTAAACTTGCCGTCCAGTGGCAGAGCTTTGGCTTTACGGGCCGCCTCAGCTTCGGTAGCTGTGCTGGTACCCGTCATGATTTTTTCTATTTCGGCTTTGGCGTCCTGTGCTGGTGTATTGGCTTTTCGGGCGTAACCTTCGCCAGCTTTCTGAGCTGTAGTTGCGTAGCCCAAATTGTCTTTTTTAACTTCTGGTACCACGAAAAATACTTCGTTACCTTCAACGTCGCGCATCACCACCTGAGCGGCATCGGTTCGCCACGGGTTGCGGGTGATCAGAATCTTTTCACCAACCATCACGCTTTGAACACCACTTACGTCGTATTCAGCACCGTTAAAATTAACCCGCAACTTGGGTGTTACTTTGCGTTCTTGAGGGTTAGCAACGGCCAGTTCGCGGCATACTTCAGCGCTCGGGGCTTTTACTAACTGCTCTTGAGTGATCCGCATCCATACGCTGCTGCGTGTGGCGTTGGTGCGTCTATGCACAGCTTTGGCGTTAAACACAGCGCGCCATTGTGCGGCCAGTGCATTTAGTTCAGCTAAATCCGCCACAGGGCGAAAGCGCAAACCCGCTTCAAACTTACGCTCAATAATGTTACGGGCGTTTTCAACTTGCCCAGTGGCCCGTGCATTACCTGCAGCGTGGGCAATAGCATTAATGCCTAAGCTTTTACATAGGTTTTGCGTTAAGGCTCCGGTGTTAGCGCTGCCTGGGTCCATGTAGAGGATTTTTGGTACGCCGTGCATCATGTCGGCACCACCACGCTCTTGCATGGCGTTGATAAACACGTTGCACAGGTTAAAGCCGCTTTCAGCGCCCATTACATATTCAACGTAAATCCAGCCAGAAGCATGATCGGTGATTTCGTACGACCACACCCTGTCAGCCATAATACGGGCGACGTTAGCTGGCTTGTTTTTGTAGAACTTGGCAGCATCCATGACGTGCAAACCGTTAGAGCCTGCACTGGGCTTCAGGTAATACAGCACACACAAACTGGCGTCGATTTGCCACATATGGTTTGGGTGATCTGTGGCTATTTCTACATGAGGCTCAGGCTGTGCCAACTGATCTGGATGCACTCCATAAGTACGCATAGCACGCGCTATAGCGCTGTAGCTCAGCGGCAGTACTTCGCCGCTGCCGGTATCTACACGCTCAGCCCGCAGCATGCCATTGTCGCGCAGATGATCCACCGCATCATTCAAGCTATACAGGCGCTTTCTGTTGCTGCGGTAGCTTTCAATCATCACACCGCTGATCAACCTGGCTTCTTCAATAGTCAGGCTGCTTTGGTCAGCATCGGCACGGCGTTTGCGGGTTTGGGTTTTTATGGTTAGCTTGTCGAGCAGCCGGTAAATGCTGCCTGTTGACTTGCCCAGTTCGCGCGCTGCATCGGCAATTAACTGCTGCTTTTCGCCGTGGCCAGCAGAGCGCACCGCCTGCGCCAGTGCTGTTATGCGTTCGTTAATAACCGGATTCATGCTTACTGCTCCTGACTTTGCTGGGTAGCCACTAAGGCTTCCGCTTCTTCAAGTGCGCCTGGGCGTAACCAGTCAGGTTCTGTGGCAGCTAAGTCGTTTAGTTCGTATTCCTCACGCAGGGTACTAATGCGGCTTTCAATTAAGTTCAGCATGCTGGCCATGTACTGGCGTTGGTCGTCGCCAATCTCTTTACCTGTCTCCGCAAGGGCTTGCATGGCAGGGGCAATTTTGCCGACCAAAAGCGCGGTGACTTCCGCAAACATGCCACTGGTTTCTATGTGCAACTGCTGCATTACTTCGCTGGGCTTTTGGGTTTGAATGCGGCGGCGGATTTTCTCCAGCTCCAGCTTGGTTTCGTCCAGCTCTTTGCGGCTGTTAGACAGCAGTTCGCCTTGGGCTTCATAGTCGGCTTTCACTTCGTCCAGGTCGGTAATCAACTGGCGTTTTTCAAAAGTGTGCTTGCTGATAATCTCTTCAGCTAAATCCACAAAGGCTTCTTTGTCGCCAGCCTTCGCTACTTCAATCAGAGCTTGTTGCTGGTCTTCTGGTAGCTTGCGGTACTGGCGCATTTCACGATAACCAATGCCCATAGCTGTTAGGTTGTTAAGTGCGGTTTCACCAAATGCTTTCAGATTTACTAAGTCTTCATTCACCTTTGAGTAAGACATGCCAAGCGCTTGGCAAAAGCCTTCAAAAGTTCCGACATCGGAGATTTCAACACCATCAGGAGTTATGCCCTTTTTGCCCTTCAAAGACCGATACAGCTTGGTTTCTTTGATGTACTGCAGTTTTGTTAAACTTACGACGTCGGAGAATCTCGCCAACGCGTTAGCCATTTGCACCTGACCTAAGATCTGGTTAGCTAAGTCTCTGTCATCATTGTTTTGGCCAAGAATAGATGCTGTCTTTTGCAGCTCATTGGCTTTTTCAATGTCATAAGCCATGTCCAGTTGTACTTCAGTTTTATTTTGTTCGTTATTTGAGGTCATGATTTGTCCCTTAAAGCTTGCAAGTGTTAATGCGCTGTGTCAGCTCTTGAATGCGATCTGCCGCACGGCCCATTTCGTTTGCATGTGCCACTGCGATTTGCAACATGCCAACGCTTAAAGCAAATCGACCATTATCAAGTTTGACCGCTAAACCAGCTTCGATAAGCGTGTTCAAGCAGCGGTTAATTGTTGTGGGTGTTTCCTCTAGCCCTTTGGCTAAATCAGAATTACTCAGGCCAACGAAGGTGTGACCCTTTAACGCTTTTAAAACAGTCAGCACTTTTAAGGCGCTGCTGCTAATTCGGTCATTACTTTTCGTAGTCATTTAGTCACCTGTTAGTTTGGTAGTAACTGAAAGCCGGTTTCTTTTTCCAGCGCAGATAGGATTTTTCGGGTAAGTGGACCCCAAGGCTGACGAGCATTACCGCTGGTGTGGCGATTCACTGCGTTCAGGGTGGTGCGGTAATTGAATTCATGTTCGATGCACCATCCTTTCAAAGTGGTGCCTTTTTTGTAGAGTGCCGCTTTGACTTGATCGGCTGTGGCAGTTTGCGTCATTTTGTAACTCCGTTATTATGTTGGGACTAATTAAGTTATCTTGGACTTAGTATGGTGCAGAAATCTGCACCAGTCAACATGATGGTGCCGAAATCTGCATGAAAAATTTAGAGATAGCTGAAAGAATAAAAACTGAGAGAGCCAGATTGGGCATGACGCAGCCAGAGTTTGCAGCTGCAGCTGGCGCAGCCAAAAGAACTTTGATTGAATGGGAAAAAGGGGCTACTGCACCAACTGCGGTGCAGTTATCAGCACTTGGAATCGTTGGAGTGGATTTACTTTATGTCCTAACTGGGGTAAAAACAGCTACTCATTCCATGCTTGCTGCGCTTAAATTAGGCACTGAATTTGGCATGTTAGCCTCATCTATTTCAGGTGACAAAGAATCAGCACATGCGATACAAGAGGCTGTTTTACAGCAATATAGAACTCAAATACTGAGTGAAGAAGAACAAACTTTGGTGAATAACTACCGCAACTTAGAGGCTGAGGCACAGGTTGTTTTGATGAAAATCAGTACCTTATTTCCACAACAGAAAGTAACGAAAGACACCTAATCAGGGAACCTATATGACGGATTATATAAAGTGTAAAAACTGTGGTGGCAAAGTAAATGATGCACCGCCAAAGTGCCCTTACTGTGGCATTAAAGACCCTGTGCCTGGTATGGATGCCTCTCATTACTTTGGTATCGTAGCGATGAGCAGCATTGTCTTGATAGCGCTCTTTGGGCTTTACTCATGTATGCATGAAAGCCCAGAAGACAAACAGAGAAAAGCGGCTGCAGAAGCACAGGAAATTCAAAAGGCCGAAGATCATAAACGCAAAGGCTTTCATTGCCTAAGTGGTTGGGATGGTTCTAACTCTGATGTTGTGCGCTATGTTAAACAGAATCTAAAAGACCCTTCCAGCTTTGAGCATGTGGCAACCCGAATAACTCCAGTGGATGAAAGCGGTGCACATAAGTTGTTAATGACCTACAGGGCTAAAAACTCTTTTGGAGCTTTAGTTGCAAACTCTGTGGATGCTTCTGTTAGAAATTCAAATTGCAGTGCAACGATTTTGTAAGAATATTCGCTACAGAATAATTTTGTCCGCGTTCAAATTACTCAAAACTAAATAAAAGGCATTGTTGGTGGTGATCACTCACCACTAAGGATGCCTTATGAACCTTCAATTTTTGCCACGCTTTTGGCTGTGGGCGCTGCTTAGCGCACTGCTGCTGGTTGCTATTGCCTTTGTTAATCCAGTCAACTTACCAGTGGTGCTGTACAAACTTGCCCTGGTTACCCTGGGCGCAGTATTAGCCTACTGGGTTGACCGTTCCTTATTCCCTTATGACCGCCCCCATACCTACGCTGAAACCGGCGAAGACTTAATTCCCCGTGGTTTAGCTATGCTGCGCCGCGCCTTAATCGTGCTGGCCTGTGTGCTTGGCCTGACGTTGGGGCTGTGATTATGGATAAAAGACTGGCGGAGCATTTTGCAAAAATAGCTCAAATTAAAAAACCATCGTGGCGTGTGAATTTATTCATCTTATGTATTTTGGCCAGTTACACCGTTGCGCTTGTTGCTCTGTTTTTATGGGCTGGCAAGACCCATGCAGCAGTCCCACAACAGGCCAATGCCCATAAGCGCACCTTAATCCGCACTGCCCATGCCCATGCTGGCTTAGATGCGCCGGTATCTTTGTTCGCTGCCCAAATCCATCAGGAAAGCGGCTGGCGCATTGATGCCCGGTCACCTGCAGGAGCGGAAGGTTTAGCTCAGTTTATGCCAGCTACCAGCGAATGGTTTGCTTCTCGTAACCCGCGTGATTTAACCACATCACAACCGTACAACCCTGCCTGGGCCATGCGCGCCCTGGTGTTGTACAACCAGCATTTGTTTAAGCAAATCCAAGCCAGCAGCCCGTGCCAACAATGGGCCTTTACGCTAAGCAGCTACAACGGCGGCTTAGGTTGGTTAAACCGTGACAAAGCGCTGGCTTCGGCTTCAGGGGCCGATCCGCTGGCTTGGTTTGACTCCACTGAGCTTTACAACGCTGGCCGCTCTAAAGCTGCCTTTGCTGAAAACCGCCATTACCCCAAAGCCATTATTTACCGCCACCAACCGCTTTACGTAGCGGCTGGCTGGGGTGCAGGAGTATGCCATGTCTTTTAGTCGAATTTTGGTGCTGATCATCGGCCTGTTGGGGATGGTTTATTTCGGTATCAACGCATACCAGGACACGCTAAAAGATTCCTACGATGCCGGTTTTAAAGCTGCAGCTGACGCCTGTAAAGAGAAAAACGATGCAGCCTTGCTGCGCGCCAAAGACCAAACCATTACCAATCTGCAAGGGCAAATTAGCCTGGCAGACCAAACCGTTAAGAAGCTGAGAGCTGAAAAGGCAGCTAGTGCCAAAAAGGCTGCAGAACTTGAAGAGGAAATCGATTATGTCACCACTACATGGACGCCGCCCAACGCGGATAAGCCTGAAGCTCAGCCTGCTTGCATGTTCACTCATGGTTTTGTCCGGGTGTACAACAGCGCCTTCGGTGCCAGCAGTGAGCTTGCCACCGGAATGCCCGCCACTGGTGCTGCCACCGGAATTGATAGAGCGCCCCAAGCCGCTGCCACTGCTGACACCTCGTTGCAACCCAGCAGCATTGAACGGTCCGACATCCTGCGCCACGCCACTCAAGCAGGCCAGCAATGCCAGGACACCGCCGACCAACTGAATTCGTTAATTGATTACTTAGAAGAACAAGGAAAACGCCATGCAAATGCAGGTTGAGTTTTGGCAGTTGGTACTGCTGCTGGTGGCATTTTTGGGCGGATGTATCGCCGCCTTTAAGTGGTTTATGAGTTTGTTTCAAAGCCATATGGATAAAGCCTTTGAAGCTATGGGAAAGCGGCTGGATGGCATAGAAGAAACTAACAAAGAAGAGGCTAAGCAGTGGCAACGGGTAGAGCGCGAACTGATGGAATTAAAGGCGCATCTACCCGATCAATACGTCCGGCGGGAAGACTACATTCGCGGCCAGACCATTCTGGAAAACAAAATCGACAAAGTGGCTGTGCAGATAGAAAACATTCAGTTGCGCAACCAGCTAAGACAACAATAAGTGAGGCCGAAAATGACTATTGATATGGGAAAAATCCGACGCGAACACATGCGGTGGTTAATTCTGCTGACTTTGAATAATGCCCGGCCACTGGGCGCTTATGAAGGGATTGCGTTGTCTGTGGTGCAAAGTGAATACCAGGACGCAACAGCATTGGAACTGCGCCGTGAAGCCGATTACCTGTCTGATCGTAAAATGGTCGATATTGTCAAAGAGCCAAATGGTCGCTGGCATTTAGACCTGACACGGTTAGGCACTGACATAGTTGAATATACCGTAGACTGTGCGCCAGGCATTGCCCGCCCAGTTAAGTACTGGTGATTGCTATGGCCCGTAAATCCTCATTAGACCGTTTGCCGGACGTCATTAAATCATACATCCAGGGAAAGCTTGCAAAAGGCAATATGACCCTGGATGAACTGATAGCCGACTTGCAAAAGTGCTTCCCTGACGAAGCTGCAGCTGGCGAACTGCCAAGCCGCAGTGCTGTGGGGCGTTATGGCCAGAAGTTAGAAAGCCGGTTGTCAGCCATCAGAGCCAGCACCGAAGCCGCGAAAATTATTCGTGACCAGGTGGGTGACAAAGAAGACGCCCGATCAGAAGCATTGATTGCCATGATCCAGTCGGAACTGTTTGAATCCATCATGACGCTGCAAGAAGCCAGCGAAGAAGAAATGCCAGCCTCTGAGCGTGTTGGGCTATTGGCCAATGCCGCGAAAAACATAGCCACCTTAACCCGTAGTTCTGTAACCCTGAAGAAGTACCAGGCAGAAGCTGAAGAGCGTGGGCGTCAGAAGTTGCTGCAGGAGCAAGAAAACAATCTGCAGGAAATTGCTACAGCCAAAGGGTTTGATGATGAGCAGGTTCGGTTCTGGCGTGAGAAGTTCTTAGGGGTACGTCGCTGATGAGCGTGCCAAAGATGAATCAATTATCCAGTACTCTGCGCACTGTTGAGTGGGACGAACTACCTGCGCGAGTACGGAACATACCTACCAACTTTGACCCTATGGCTGACGGTGTATTGATGAAGCACCAGGCTGAGTTTCTGGCCATGCCACAGTCCATCATTGCAGTGCCAAAAGGTCGCCGGACAGGCATGACTTTCTCTAAGGCGCTTGACTCTACAATCACAGCTGCCAGCCGGAAAGAATCTGGTGGCGATAACATCTACTACATAGGTGATACAAAGCAAAAAGGCTTAGAGTTTGTTGGTTACTGCGCCAAGTTCGCCCGATTGATTGCTGAAGCTCAAGGCCAGGGGGTTTCCAGTATTGAAGAATTCCTGTTTGAGGATCAGGACGAAAAAGGCAACACGAAATACATCACCAGCTACCGCATTCGCTTTAGCTCCGGTTTTCAAGTTTGCGCATTATCATCCCGACCTGAAAATATCAGGGGCCTTCAAGGAATAGTCATTATTGATGAAGCCGCATTCCACGCCAATGTGCAGGACGTATTAGACGCTGCAACTGCTTTACTTATCTGGGGCGGTAAAATTGTTGTTATCAGCTCGCATAACGGCAAGAACAACCCATTTAACCAGTTTTGCAAAGATATTGAAGAGGGCCGATACGGCCCGGATGCGGCTGTCTATACAGTAACTTTTGACGATGCTGTGGCGAATGGCTTGTACGAACGCCGCTGCATGATGAAAGGTGAAGCGCCAACGGAAGAAGGTAAGAAGAAATGGTATACCGGCATTCGTAGTGCTTATGGTCCTCGTAAAGCCGCAATGCGGGAAGAACTGGACGCTATACCTCGTGATGGTGCAGGCATAGCTATACCAGGGATCTGGATAGATAACTCAATGCGCGAAGTACGCCCAGTTGTGCGGTTGGCGCTTGATGAAGACTTTGTTGATAAAACACCGGAAGAGCGTGAAATCTGGTGTGATCAATGGATAAAAGAAAACTTAGACCCGCTGATTAAATTATTAGACCCAACCCTACAACACATATTTGCTCAGGATTTTGCCCGGCATCGCCACTTTTCAATTATTAAACCATTGGCGGTCATGACGGATTTACGAATCTTTTGCCCTTGGGTTATTGAAATGAACAAGGTACCAACCCGCCAGCAGGAACAAATCTTATGGTACATCGTTGACCGGCTACCGAACTTCCGTGGTGGTGCGATGGATGCTACGGGCCCAGGCCAAACGTTAGCCGAGTACACAGCAGACAGATACGGCCATGAGGTAATACACCAGGTTAATTTAAGCCGGAGCTGGTACGGGATCTGGATGCCCAAAATGATTCAGTGGTTTGAAGATGGAGTAATAGACCTGCCGCGTGACGCAAACATTGAGCAAGACTTACGCGCCGTTGTTGATGTGGACGGCATAAAAATGGTGCCGAATGTAACGCAAAAAGACTTAAAAGAGCCTGAGCTTTATCGTCATGGCGACTCTGCAGTGACGCTGTGTCTGGGTTGCTTTGCCAGATACAACATGAAAATGCCTTTGCCTATCGACTTTCAAACCACTGGCCGCCGTGAGTCACTCAATGCCCTTGGCGATACAACTACACAAATAAATAACGACAGAGGCTTTGGCGTTGTCTCTGGCAATAACGATTACAGAGGGTACGACTAATGGCCAAAGAGAAAAAAGTAAAAGCGGTGATACCAGAAATGACCGAAGTGGCCACTACCGGTGATGGCAAAGACGTTACCCGTGGTTATCTCGACCCTTTGAGTATTGCTGCCCCAACAGACTCGGTATTAAAGGCCCGTGGTGGTGATTTAAAAATCTATGCCGAAGTACTGCGTGACGATCAAGTATCTGCCTGCTTTGCTCAGCGCCGCCTGGCGGTGATAGGTAAAGACTGGATAGTCGAAGCTGGCGGCAAAAGCAAAGCCGATAAGATGGCCGCCGATTACATGAAAGAACAGCTCGACAATGTGGGTTGGGACCGCGTGACAGACAAAATGCTGTATGGCGTGTATTACGGCTTTGCAGTATCTGAAGCCCTGTATGCAACAGATGGTAACACCATAGCGCTTGCTGATCTTAAAGTGCGGGACCGTCGCCGTTTTGGTTTTGATGGTATGGGCCGTTTGCGTATGAAAACCCAGGCGGAGCCAAAAGGCATGTTACTGCCTGACAATAAGTTTTGGCACTTCAGTACCGGCTCTGATCATGATGACGAACCCTACGGAATGGGCTTAGGGCATTGGCTTTACTGGCCAGCATTCTTTAAGCGCAATGGCCTGAAGTACTGGCTGCTGTTTTTAGAGAAGTTTGGTCAGCCCACAGCAAAAGGTACTTATGGGCCGAATGCCAAAACTGACGAAATAAATAAACTGCTGCAGGCTTTAGCCGCTATAGCAACAGACAGCGGTATTGCCGTGCCAGAGGGCATGCAAATAGAACTGATAGAGGCGGCACGCTCTGGTACCGCCGACTATATGTCGTTGTACAGCACTATGGATAACGCCATAGCCAAAGTGATCTTAGGGCAAACTGCCAGTACACAAGGCACACCAGGGAAGTTGGGAAATGACGAGCTGCAGGGTGATGTAAGAACCGACCTGATTAAAGCCGATGCTGATTTAGTCTGTGAGTCGTTTAACCGCAGTGTTGGCAAATGGCTAACTGAATGGAATTTCCCTGGCGCGATACCGCCTCGCGTTTATCGTCAGGTGGCGCCAGATGAAGACACAGCCAAACGTGCAGAACGTGACACCAAAGTATTTGGTCTGGGCTTTAAACCAACGCTTGAATATATCCAGGAGAACTACGGTGATGGCTGGGTAGAGAAAGAACCTGAGCCAGGCACTGGCAAGGTGATCGAAGGCCAGGAATTACCTGCAGCGACAGAACCGCAACCGGAAACCATTGATCCATTAGCTGCAACAGGTGCTGCCTCGGTGCAACAAACCGCTTTAAATGGCGCACAGATTAAATCTCTGTCGGATGTTATTGCCCAGGTGCAGGCGAAAACATTAGACCGCAGCCGCGCCAGGGCATTAATTGAGGCTGGTTTCCCGGCCATATTACCAGAGCAGATAGACAAGCTAATTGGAATCGCCGACTTTGCCGCTGCAGATGAAACACTGCCAGCCCCGGCTCAAATGGCTGAACAGGCCCGTGCCAATTCAGAGAAGGCCACCAGCGACTGGATTAACCAGGTGAAGAAATTAGCTGATGAAGCTGAAAGCTTAGAGCAGCTGCAGGACAGTTTAATGGCTCTTTACCCTAACCTGAGCTTAGGGCAGTTTGCCGACGCTATGGCCACTGCAACAGCTACTGCAAAATTAGCCGGTCAGGCCGAAGTACTGGACGAACAGGGAGCTAAAAACAATGGCTGAAGCCAGTTATGGTTCTGTGCCCTTTGAACAGCAGATCGCGTTCTTCCGGCGCAAGCTTAATATGCCAACCACCCATTGGACTGATATTTACAACGCAGAACATGACTGGGCTTTTATGGTAGCCGGTGTTACACGCGACACTATGCTGGCCGACTTTCGCACCGCTATCGAAAAGGTGATCGCAGACGGTGGCACCCTTGAGCAGTTCCGTAAAGACTTTGACCGCATAGTGGCTGAGAACGGCTGGGACTATAACGGTGGCCGTGAATGGCGTAGCCGCACTATCTACGAAACCAACTTGTTCAGTAGCTACAACGCTGGGCGTCAGGAGCAGCTGCAGTCGCAAACCGCAGCCTTGCCTTACTGGCGTTATAAACATAGCGACGCAGTAGAAAATCCACGCCACGAACACCTTGAGTGGGATGGCCTGATTTTGTCTGCAGATGATCCGTGGTGGCAAACTCATTACCCTCCCAATGGCTGGGGCTGCCAGTGTTATGTGGAAGGTTTAACCGAAGAAGATTTAGCAGCTGAAGGTAAATCAGGCCCGGACAAAGCGCCTGCAGTTAAAATGCTGCAGCGTGAAATTGGCAAACGTCACCCTGATGGCCCGCGCATTGTTGAAGTGCCGGAAGGTATTGATCCGGGCTTTGAATATGCACCAGGGCGCAGCCGGTTAGACAGTGCAGTACCACCTGAATTATCTGAGCCACCAAAGGGAATGAGCGCAAACGGCCTACCTAACACCAAACCTAAAGATGCACTGCCAAAACCACGGGCTTTGCCAGCATCAGCTGTTTTGGATAAAGCTTTACCTGACACAGCTTATGCTGAAGCATTTTTAAAACCCTTTGGGGCCACGATGGAACAATCCGTTATTTTCAAAGACGTGTTGGGTGATAGCCTGGTGATTGGTCGGGATCTATTTGTAAGCCGCAAAGGCGGCGAAATAAATGCCAACAAAGATGGTCGCGGCCAGTTCCTGGGCGTTATGGCCAAAGCTGTGATGGAGCCAGACGAAATATGGGTGCGTATGGAATACATGGCAGATCAGCAAAAGGCAGTGGTAAAACGTCGTTACATTGCAAGCTTCAAACTGCCTGACCAAACCGTTCCTGCACTGTCTGTATTTGAATGGGGTGCTGATGGTTGGTCAGCTATTAACACCACAGTGGACACCGACATTGATGATTATCGCGTTGGTGTTAGGGTTTATCGTAGGGAGTAAGATCCAGCATGGCAGCAAAGGTAGACATTACATCAGACGTTGCAGCAAAGCTGGCAGAGATTAATCACCGGCTACAGCATCCAGCTCCGTTGTTTGCGCAAATAAACGAATACATGATGCGAACCACCCGCGCACGTTTTGGCACCCAAACTGATCCTGATGGCAAAGCCTGGCAGCGTCTTTCAGCCAGGTACCAAAAGCGTAAGCATCGCAACAAAGGCAAAGTCCTTACATTCAGGGCGTACTTGCAAAGCACATTGCGGGGCCAGTTTGATGACTCTGGTTTAAGCTTTGGTACCAATAATGTTTACGGTGCCATTCACAACTTCGGTGGAGTGATCAAGCAAAAGGCCCGTAAAACTACTGTCTACTTTCAGCAGAACAAAGACGGCAGCATAGGCAACCGTTTTGTGAAAAGGAAAAAGAGTAACTTTGCCCAAGATGCCACTGTTGGCCCATACGAAATTAATATGCCTAAACGCCAATGGTTGGGCTTGAGCAGCGATAACAGCAGTTATATTGGCCGTTTAACAGTTAGATGGCTCAAGAACTCCGCATCCTCTTAAACGCGCTGTAGCGCGTTTTAAGAGGTCTGGGCTATAACCTTGCTTTGGTTAACCCCTTTAACCCCCTTGTAAACGTTTATAAATGCCTGTTTTAGGCATCCCCGCATATTTTGTCCGCGTTCAAATTACATTGCCGCCCCGATTCTGCATTCTGATGGTCACAAACCCGTTTTTGACTTTTCACTCTGTGGCCGAGGATGACATGCAACCATGAGCAAATTACTTGAGATTTTCCGTGCAGGTACTCACAAAGACAGCGAAGGCCGCGAATGGACTTTTACAAAAGAACAGATGCAAGCGTCTGTGGCTGCTTACGACCCAGTTATTTTTGCTGCTCCCCTGGTGATCGGTCACCCTAAAATGGAAGACCCGGCCTATGGCCTGGTGAAGTCAATCAGCCTGGATGGTGAATTGGTTGTTGCAGAGCCAATGGACGTAGAACCTCAGTTCGCCGCAATGGTAAATGAAAAACGTTTTCCAAAGATGAGCGCATCTTTTTTCCCACCTACACATTCAGCCAACCCAAAGCCTGGTGTTTGGTACCTGCGCCATGTTGGTTTTTTAGGTGCTGCAGCTCCGGCAATACCAGGCTTAAAAATGGCTGAATTTGGTGCCGATACCAACGAGCTGGTGACTATCGACTTTGCTGCAAGCAATGCCGACCAGGCGCTTTGGTCACTCAGCAAAATGGCCCGTGGCCTACGTGACTGGATGTTAGAACAGTTTGGTGCTGAAACAGCCGACAAGGTGGTACCAGATTATGTGGTTCGTGACATAGAAACCCAGCAAACCGAAGCAATGATGGAGCTTTCAAAAGCTTACCCAGGCTTTGCTGCCCCTGATGTATCCAAAGACAACCATAAACCGGAGGTGCTCCCTGTGGACCCAAACAAAGACAAGACAGCCGACTTCGCTGCCCGTGAAAGCCAATTGGCTGCGCGTGAGAAAGCACTGGCGGATAAAGAACTGGCAGCCAAACAGGAAGCGGCGGTTAGTTTCGCCGCGCAACTGGTAACAGAAGGCAAGTTGTTACCAGGTGAAAAAGATGGCCTGGTTAGCTTTATGGCCAGCCTTGATCAAGAGCAAACAGTCAGCTTTGCCGCCGCTGATGGTGAAGTGAAGAAACCTGCCAGCGAATGGTTGCGCGGCTTCTTATCAAACCTGCCAGCCCGCGTCGATTTCTCTGAGCACTCAGGCAAAGACAAAGAGACTGTGGACTTTGCCGAAAATCCGAAAGCCTTAGCTGCAGCAGCAACGCAGTACCAGGCTGAAATGCAAAACAAAGGCGTGACCATCAGTGCTACTGATGCGGTCAAGCATGTCCAGAAAGGTAATTCGTAATGAATATTCCAGGTTTAGTTACAGCACGACTGGCTGAGGCCGCTATTGCTGGCCATCGCATTTTAATCACTGGTGCTGCCGTGGGTGGCACAAAACAAGCGGTTGGTGTAGCTGCACCAATGATTGGCGTTAGCCCAAAAATCCCAGCTGCTACAGGTGCAGTTACTGATGTGATCCGCTCAGGCTTAGCGCCAGTGGAATATGGCGGAACTGCCGCAGACGGCGCTTTGCTTACCTCTGACGCTCAAGGTCGGGCTATTGCAGTCACATTACCTGTATCAGTCGCAACTTACACAATCGGCTTTTCTGAAGGCGGTGGTGTGCTCGGTGATATTGGTTCGGTCCACATTGTGCCTGGCTTTATCCCAGCACCTTAATTCATCGCCAGGCTAATCAGCCGGACTTTAGGAGTTACAAAGATTATGAGTAAAGCAGCGCCATTTCCAATTCAAGCCGAATTGACAGCGATCGCAATTGCTTACCGGAACACTCGGATGATCGCAGATGAAGTACTGCCGCGAGTGACTGTTGGTAAAGCAGACTTTAAATACATGCTTCACAACTTGGCAGACGGTTTCACGGTGCCAAATACCAGTGTTAGCCGTACTGGCCGTGTGAACCAAGTTGAGTTTGGTGCCGAAGAGAAGACCGCCAGCACAAGTGATTACGCATTAGATGCGCCAGTACCAAATGATGATATTGCTAATGCCCCACCTGGCTACGACCCACTGGCCAAAGCCACAGAGCAAACCACGAATCTGATTGTTCTGGACCGTGAAGTTCGTGCCTCACAGTTAGTCTTCAATGGCGCTAGTTACGGTGTGAATAACAAGGTCACGCTATCGGGTACTAGCCAGTGGAGCGACGCAGACAGTAACCCATTGGTTGCGATTATTGACTCCCTGGATAGTTGTGTTCTGCGTCCAAACATTGGTGTTTTTGGTCGTCGTACATCGACCATTTTACGCCGCCACCCAAAGCTTGTGAAAGCTTACAACGGTTCTGCTGGTGAAGACGGCATGGTGCCATTGGAGTTCCTGCGTGATTTGTTGGAACTGGAAGCAATTCTGGTCGGTGAAGCCCGCTTGAATATTGCGCGCCCAGGGCAAGCGGTCAACTTAGCAAGAGCATGGGGTAACCACGCTTCATTTATCTACCGTGACCGTTTGGCGGATGCGAGCAATGGCACCACTTTTGGCTTTACCGCTGAATTTGGCAACCGTATTGCGGGTTCAACACCGGACAAAAACATAGGTATGCGTGGCGGTGAAATGGTGCGGGTGGGTGAATCGGTGAAAGAACTGATCACAGCCAAAGACTTAGGTTTCTTCTTTGAAAACGCAGTTAACTAATCGCATCAGTAACTGAGAACAAAGTGGGTGGCCTGAATGGGCCACCTGCAGGAGAAAAAAATGTATCTGAAGTTCAAAGTTAACCGCCCAAGGCTTGACCACAACGGCTCTTCTTATGGGTTAGGCGACCCCATTGAGCTGACAGCAGAAGAAGCCGAACAGCTGTTAAAGCTTGAAGCTGTGGTTGTTCCGTCAGCTGATGAAGAAGCAGCGGCATTAGCTCAGAAAAAGGCTGATGAAGAAGCAGCGGCATTAGCTCAGAAAAAGGCTGATGAAGAAGCTGCAGCATTAGCTCAGAAAAAGGCTGATGAAGAAGCAGCGGCATTAGCTCAGAAAAAGGCTGATGAAGAAGCAGCGGCATTAGCTCAGAAAAAGGCTGATGAAGAAGCAGCGGCATTAGCTCAGAAGAAGGCCGATGAAGAAGCTGCTCAAAAGAAAGCTCAGGAAGATGCTGCCGCGCTGGAAGCGCAAAAGAAAAAGGATGCTGAAGGTGCCAATAAAGGCGCTGCAAAGGCTAAGGACTAGCTCCGTTCACCTGCGAAGTTTCCGGTTGATAGCGGGTAATTACCTTTCGAACCGGCCCGAATTTTTAGGAGTAACTGCATGTACATCACATTGGCCCAGTTGGCACAGCAACCAGGTGCAAAAGAGTTGGCTCAGGTAGCCACCCCAGAGCATTTGCGCATGGTTGATTATGACCTGATGCAGGCCACGCTGACCGGAGCTGACCGCAGCGCCTGGACAACTGAAGAAACTGCAGTTGCTGATCTGGCTGTAGCCAGAATTAACTCCGCTATTAATGAAGCGGTGGCTGAAATAGACGGCTTTCTAAGCCCGCGCGGCTACCTGCCTCTGCAGAGCGTGCCAGATATTGTTAGCAGTTGGTGCCGTGCGATCACCCGCTACAAGCTGCACCAGAACCGGCTAAACGCCGACGACAAAGACCCAATTACACGCGCCTATACAGACTCGATGAAGCTTTTGAAATTAACAGCTGAAGGCAAATTTAGCTTGGGCCTTGAAGACAAAGTGATTATCCAGGGCGCAGGCATGCCGGAATTTACACCAGGGCAAAGCGTATTACGCGACGCACTAAAGGACTTCTGATGTCAGCCAATTTACCGTTAGACATCCAGCTGATTATTAGCCGGCTTAAAGAGCAAGTGCCAGCCCTTCAGATAGTAGAAGACGGCGTTGCTCTGGACAGTCTTGAAAGCTTGCGTAGTTTCCGAGCCAGCAGTGCTTATGTTGTTTTAGACAGCGAAAGTGGCGAGTCCGACCAACATCAGCACACCCAGCAAGTGACTGCCCGTTTTGCAGTGGTCGTGGCTGAAGTAAATAGTCGGCCTGATGAGTTGATGGCTGCAGCCAGGATATTGATAGGTGCCACCCGTAACGCGCTGATTGGCTGGATGCCAGCGAACAGAGAGTTTAGAAGCTGTGTATGGCGCAGCGGGAAAATGCTTGAACACGACCAGAGCGTGCTGCTTTGGATAGATATGTACGACGTCAATTACTTCAACACAGGAAACTAAATATGACCTCAGCTACAGCTGGCACTGAACAAGCCAAAGAAAAAGCAACCAAGGCTGATAAACCTGCAGCCAAAGTGGTATCCACCGACAACAGCAAAAACGGCTATTTAGCTGCTCAGCGCGCAGCGCGGGCTGAGAAAGCCAAAAAAGTACAGGAGTAAACCATGGGCAAAATATACGAGCAGGATGTATTAATTCTTGCAGGCACCGAAACAACATATGGATCGGGTTTAGTACTTACCGGCGCCGCTAATGCAATGCGCGCCAAAGTTAACCTGAAGTTTTTGGACGGTGACCAGGAAGACCTGGACTATGACGCTGGCCGTGGCGGTAGCAAAGGCGCTATGCAGCTGACTAAACGTGTGACCGGCGACATTACCACCTATTTGTCTGGTGTTGGCACTGCAGGTACTGCGCCTGCCTATGCGCCATTTTTACAAATGTGCGGGTTGAAGCCTGCAATTACTGCGGGTGAAAAGGTTGTATACACCCCAGTGTCGCAGGACTACGACAGCGCGGTGGCGCATGTGTACAGGGGCAAAATCAAGCACCCAATCCATGGTGCCCGAGCCAGCTTAGATTTAAGCCTGGGTACTAAGGCCCTGCCAAAGTTCACTTTTAATAGTTTTATTGGACTTTTTGTTGACCCAACGCAGGTTGCCAACTTTATCAGCGCGGATTACACCGCATTTGAACAGCCTATGACCAGTGACGCTGTGCTTGTCACCAAAATGAACTTGTTTGGTCAGGCTGTAAACATGAGTGAGCTGACGTTCAAGCTGGGTAATACCGTGGTGCACCGGAATGTGACCAACAACATTAGCGTTGAGATCACGAACCGCAAGCCTCAAGTGGAAATCACCATTGAAGAGCCGGAGCTGAACACCTTTGACTGGTGGGGCAAGCTGAGTACCTATGGCGATATGGAATATCAGCTGGGTGACGACGCTCTGGACGAAGGCCATATTTTCGAGTTGAACGTGCCAAACCTGCAGCTCAGAAGTATTGAGCCAACAATGGCCGACGGTATCAGCCACCTGAAAATTGTGCTGGATGTGGTACCAACGGCACGGGATAACGACTTTGAACTGATTTTCCGTTAGCAGAATAAACCCCGGCGAAGAGACAAGGGACTGGATCGTATGGGGCTGGATGCCCCACTTAAGTTGAAAAACCTTTTTAAAAATGATTAACCAGGAGTAACCCATGTTTCAAATTTCAGAGTTGGCAAAAAACGTTTTTAAGTTTCCGGTCTGCGCTCGCTTGGCAACAGATAAGTTAGACGAAAAAGGTAACACGGTTATCGCTGAGGCGTGGTTTATCGGTAAATTCCAGAGTGTTTCTGTTGAGGAAGGCACTGAGTTAGCAAAAAAAATAACTGCAGTGAAAACTGGCGATTACGAAGGCATGGTTGAAACCATTAGCGAACAGCTGAGCCGTGTTTTTCTTGGTTTTGAGAAGCACCCAAAACATCCAATGCCATTTAAAGATGGGCAAGAAGACGCAGTAAGTAGCCCTGAAACTATCAAGCAGTTGTTAAACAGCAAAGAAGTTAGTGATGCCATACAGGCTGCATATAACGAAGCCAGAAGACAGGATATCGCCACAAAAAACTCCAGGAAATAGCCCGCTGGTGGGCTACCGGCAGCCGGAAAAACCCGCAGGGTGTTGCTGAATCTATGGCCGCTGCGGGTGCGCCGCCGGAAATTATCCAGAAAGTTTTTAATGAAAGATCCCAGGAGCCAGAGGTACAGCCCTGCAATGTGTATATCGTCAGCCTGTTTTACAGGGTATGTACACAGTGGGTTTATGCCGGTATGTCGGCGGTACGTGTAGCACTGAACTACACGGCTGTTGAAAGCCGGGCAAATTCGATGCCGGGCTGGGCTGATTTATCGGTAGAGCTGAAAGACAAAGTATGGCGCGGTCTGTTAGTGCTGGAATCAACAGCGTTGGCAGCCTGGAGCGAACAAGAGAGGTAAGCATCAGCATGAGTGATAACAACGACCTGAACGTCGCAATACGCTTTACGACAGCTGGTGGTCAGGTTGTTGTTAAAGACATCAATAGTGTTGGTCAGTCTGCCAACGCTACAGCCCAGCAACTTGCAGGTGTAGGAACCGCCGGTACTAAGGCTGCTGCAGGATTACAAACTACCAGCTCTGCCGCCGAAGAAACCGCTACTGCAGCCGCCAATGCTGAGCGCTACACGTCGCTTTTGCGAAATGCGTTAGGTTTAATGGCCAGTACGGTTGGTGGCTTGGCATTAATTGATATATCAGACGACTGGGGCCAAATGGCTGCCAGGATAAAGCAGGCCACAGAAACTACTGGCGAATACGATTATGTGCAGCAGCGCATGATTAAAAGTGCTAACGATACATTCCGCTCAATCACTGAAACCCGTGAGGGTTTTATCAGCATGTCGCCTATTTTACGCGACATGAACTACTCGTTATCGCAAAGCATCGACATTACCGATTCCTTTAGTGCGTTGTTAGTTACCAATGCTGTTAGTGCAGACCGCGCTGCATCTGCGCAGGACGCTTTGGCAGGCTCAATTCAAAAGGGCCGGGTTGAGTCAGATGCCTGGCAAACTCTGTTTGGCGTCATGCCAACCATTTTGGACAACTTAACTGCGTCGACAGGCAAAACAGGTGCTGAAATCCGCCAGTTGGGTATTGAAGGAAAGCTAAGCATCACCGAGCTAACCAATGCTTTATTGCAAAACCAACAGGCCAACCTGGCTGCAGTAAAAGAAATGCCCACTACAGTGCGCGATGCACTGCAAAGCCTGGTTAACTTCACTAGCGATTACATTGGTAAACAAAACGAGGCTTACGGCGCAACTGCGTTTTTGGCTGAAGGCATTGTTGATGTGGCTGAGGCGCTAAGTAGCATCAGCACCGAACCATTGGAAGAGCTAAACCCTCAACTTCAAGCCATAGTGCAAACAGCTGAGTTGCTGGTCACTATAGTTGGCGTCGCTGGCGCAGCGGCATTCTTAAAATATGCCGGTAGTCAGTACCTGGTGTTCCAAAATGCGCTGTTAATGAATACGCAGTCTGTCAGAACTGTGTCGGCGCTGGGCTTAGTAACAACCACAGCTGGCACTTCAACTGTCGCTTTAAATGCTTTAGCAATGGCGCAGCGCTTAGTCTTAGGCCCTGTGGGGTTGCTGGTGGGTGTGCTTGGTACCGCTGCAGTAGCTTTCAGTGTTTACGAAGACGCTGCCGAAGAAGTGAAGAAGAAAAACGACGATCTGGCCGCATCGTTTGAGCGCATGAGCAACCAGGCGAAAGCAGCGACATACCAGGACGCAAGCCGCCAGTTGAACGAGCTGGCCGGACAAATTGAAGCTGCCCAGGCAAAAGTAGATGCTGCTCGTAGTAAAACAACAGTGAACATGTCGCAGTTTGGTGGTGTGGGTAGTCCAATTGATTCAGCAGAGCTGGCTGCCGCCACGCTGCTTTTAAGTCAGTTGAATGCAAAAAAAGCTGAACTGAATACAGTGATTGAAACGCTGAATAAGAACTTTAATGCAGGCTTGCCAGCACTTGATGACTACAGTGACCGGCTAACTAATAACTCAACGTCCACCACCGCTTTCAAAGATGAGCTGTTAAAGCTATACAACCAGCAAAAACTCAACGCTGAAGCTATTAGTGCCACTGGTGCAGTCCTAACAGGTGTTGACTTAGAGTTGTTTAAAGCCCAGTTCACAGAAGCCACAACACTGCCAGAGAACGCAGCTGCCGCTATCAAAGCCTATGCCGAGCAATACAAAGCCGCCACAGCCACCCTGAATTTAGACAATCATTTAAAGCAGATGCAGCAAGAGCTGGGCTTATTAGATGTGCGCTTGCAAAAAGGCGAAGCCGAGTACGAACTGCAAAAAGCCCTGGCACAATTTACTGGTGTTAACCCGGAGCGTTTGAAAGCTGCAGAGAACGAACTAAAGCTGCTGGAAAAGAAAAAGCTGGCAGTGACTGGTAAAGAAACTTTGGATGCGATGAAGAAGGAAACCGAGCTTTTAGGCATCCGTTTAACCCAGGGCGCAAAAGAGTACGAAGTGCAAAAGGCGCTGTACCAGCTTAAAGGTGGCGACCCAGCGATGCTGGAGGCCATAGAAGCCCAGGTGCGGGCGCAGCAGCTGCTGAATGAACAAATTACTATTACAGAAGAAATCACCAGCGGAGCCTTTAATGAATATCTGGAAGGCATCACTGCCATTCAAACCGCTGCTGATGGCGCTGGCCAAGTCATAGTAGAAGCCTTTGGCCGTGTGGCTCAACAGCTGAACGAAATGACCAAAGGCCAATTGGAATACGCAAAACAACTGGAAAAGCTGGATAAGGAAAAAGCCAGAGTTGACCTGCTAAAAGACAGTGCCATAAAAACCAAGGCGCTGACTGATATTGAAAGGGAAAAAGGCCGCTTAGAAAAAGAAAACTATCAGTCGCAGATTGGCCACATGGCTGGCATTACGGGTGCTGCTAAGTCAATGTTTAGCGAGCAATCAAAAGGCCGTCAGGCACTGCACAGAATGGAAATGACCTTTAGTGCTATTGAGCTGGCCATGTCGATTCAGCGTACTGCAGCCAATGCACTTGAAGCTATTACAAGCGCCTTTGCTGCGCCTTTCCCGCTTAACTTTGCATCCGGTGCAGCAATGATTGCGATCATGGCTGGCCTTGGTGTCTTTACCGGATCATCATCAGGTGGCCCGTCTGCACAAGACCGCCAAGCAAGTCAAGGCACAGGCACTGTCCTGGGCGATAGCTCAGCCAAGTCAGAATCAATTGCGAACAGTTTAGAACGCATCGAAAGCTTAGAACTGGATCAGTATGCCGAGCTGCGCAGCATTAATACGGCCATCAGGGATTTATCAGCGGGAATTAAAAACCTCGCTGTGAACCTTGTTGCTAGCTACGGCAATTTTGATGAAGGCAATTACCAGGGCGATTTAAGTAAAGACTACAACCTGCAGATGGACGATCTGTTATTGGGTGGTATCGCAGATAAGTTTTTGGGTGGCCTGCTTGGCAGTATTGGCAATAAAATTCTCGGTGGGCTTTTCGGTTCGACTAAAAAAGAGTTAGTGGACTCAGGTATTTCATTTGCGGCCCAAGAGCTGGGAGACATTTTAGCGTCTGGTTTGGTTGATGCCACGCTGTACGACACTATAAAAGTGACGAAGAAAAAGTTATTCGGGTTATCTAAAAAGACCTCAGAAAAAACCGAATATCGTGATCTGGATGAAGAAGTGCGTGCGGAATTTGGTCGTGTGTTTAGCTACATAGGCAACTCTGTGACTGATGCTGTAAAGCTGCTGGGCCTTACGACCACGCGCGACTTAGAAAACTTTGTGATCAGCCTGCCGAAAATCAGTTTTAAAGGTTTGTCAGGTGATGAAATAGAAGAAGAGCTGCAAGCTCTGTTCAGCCAGCAAGGCGATTTAATGGCCAAGTACCTGGTGCCTGGCATTGCTGAATTCCAAAAAATGGGTGAAGGACTATACGACACGCTGATCCGTGTTGCTCAGGAACAGGCAGTCTTTAATGCGAGCATGGATTCGCTTGGGCTTGAGCTGGCCCGCTTTGGCTCTGTTACGTCAGAAGTTCAGATCCGTGTTGCACAGTCGCTTATTGAACTGATGGGTGGTATCGAAGAATTCAGCAGTGCAACCAGCAAGTATTTTGAAGCTTTCTACAGCGAAAGCGAGCAAATGGCGGCGATGCAGAAGCAAATTGACGAGCAGTTTAAGTCGATGGGTTTAACTCTGCCTACTACACGGGATGGGTTTAAAGCCCTGGTTGATGGCCTGGACTTAACTACTGATGCAGGCCAAGCCATGTTTGCCGCACTGATGTCCTTAGTGCCAATGATGGACGAGTTTTACGACGCTGCAGAAGATGCTGCCAAAGCGGCAGAAAAAGCGGCAGAAGCTGAGCAAAAACTGGCTGCAGAGCGCAACAAGTTTAACAGCGATATTCAGAGCGAACTGGTGAGAATGGACTTTAGTCCGTTTGAATTGGCTATGGACGATTTAAACCAGTGGTACATGGACGCCAAAGCAGAAGCTGAAGAATTAGGTGCAAGCACTGCACTGCTGGCGCAGCTTTACAATAAAAAACGCGATGCGCTTGCCTCCGAGTATATGAACAAAAGCATTGCCAGTGCTGAAACTGCAATGAGTTCGTTGGTTTCTGATTATCAGCGCACTGTTGAGCAGTTAGGCCAGGCGTTGGCGCAAGTGCTTGACAGTATCAGTGCAATGGCTGGAACTATCCGTGCTGACATTTTAAACATCCGCAAAACGCTGCCTGAGTTTGACGCTGTGAGTTACTACGGTGATCAGGTTGCTGGGTTAACGGCGCAACTGGGAACCGGCACTGCCACTGCTCAGCTGGATGTGATCGGCAAGTTAAAAGCCGCCATGTTAGACCGCTACAGCGCTGAGCTTGAGGCCATGGACAAAAACATGGAGGCAATCAATGCCGAGCAAGCCGCCCGTGAAGAATTGTACGAAACCCAACTGGACCAATTTAACGCTCTAAAAGATGCCGCGCTTGCTATGAAGGATGCGGCGGCTGCACTGCTTTACAGCGACTTGTCGACGCTGACATCGGGTGAGCGCCTGCAGCAGCTGCAAAGCCAATACAATACCGCAGTGGCAAAAGCGCGTGGTGGGGATGCTGAAGCATATGGGCAGGTGCAAAGCCTGGGTGAACAGCTGCTGCAGATGAGCCGTGACTACGACCCATCCGGCTATAGCGCTGTGTTTGACAGTGTGCTGGGTACATTCAACGAACTGGGCGGTATGACGTTTGCTGAACCAACAGCGCCAGCGCCACATCCCGCCATAGCGGCTTATGAAGAAACCAAAATTGCCCTGGCGCGGCAAACTATTGCTCAGTTAGAGCTGTTAGCAGGACGTACTGATTCATTGGGTGCGTTGGCCACTTCCGAAAACACGGCTGCAGTAAATGCCTTAACTGCACAGTTCAACACATCCACAGCGGAAGTGAGTGCCCTGCTTGAAACGGAGCTTGCCGCTATTCGGGCGGAAATGCCTGCCCAAACAGATGCGGTTGTTGAAGCTCTGCAGCAGCAACTGGATGCGTTGCTGCTATTGGACACGAGTGTACGGGACGGTACGGTGCAAACAGGCACAGTGATGCGTGAAGTGGCGGATAATTTAGATGTCAGCAACAGCAGCTTGAGCACCATAGCAATTCAAGTGGCAAACCCGCCAGCGCCTGTAGTAGTGCCCGCTCCAACAGTTGATGTTGTCGTCAACGTAACCTACACCCCTCCGCCAGAAGGACCAGGTGGCCCAACGGAACCAAACGCAGTTGCTGAACTACAAAGACTACAGCAAATCGCCCTGGCAACTAATAGCGCAATACAGCAATTGACTGAAGCAAACGAAACAATGAGCAGAGAACTCGCTGATTCTAACGCCCAGCTGATGGCGTTGCAGAGGGTGAGCTGATGGTTGATTTTAATAGTTGGTTAAACGCCCAGGGTAATTTTCGCTGTGTGCTGGTAGAGCTGGATTACCGCGACGCTGGTGTTTTGAAAACGGCGTACTTTAGCAATGCAGCGTTTGTCAGCACTGCTACAGATAGCCCGGCGCATACATCATATGATCCGTTTGTAACCGGCACTGTTCAGTTTGAACGCTCTTTAAATGAAGTTTTTACTGGACGCAGCGTCAGTAAAAGTAGCGATATTGAACTGATTTTGCAGCCAGAAACATTGCAGTTGGTCAACAAAGCCGTGTATGGCCGCAGTGTCCGGATTTACCTGGGCGACAAAGCATGGCCAAAAGCCGATTTTATGCAGATTATCGCTGGTATCTGTGACGGCATTACGCCCGAGCAAACAAAAATCCGCATTAAATTCCGCGATGCTGCAGATGTATTTCAAACCTCTCTGCTTGCTGCCCGCTATACAGGCGGCGCTGCTGTGGATCAGCTGAAACCGCTCTGCCTGGGCCGGTGTTTTAACATTAAACCACTGCTGATTGATGCAGCGACACACACCTACCAATTCAATACAGTACAGTCTGCCGCTGTAACAGCTGTGCGCTTTAATGGTGCCGCAGTGCCAGAGGCTGACTATACCGTAGACCTTGACGACAGCACGATCACCTTTACTGTTTACCCGATTGGCGACGTAACAATAGACGTGGATGGCGCTGTTGTCAGTGGGCTATGGCTGCAAACAGCTGCGGATTTTATTGGTTACATAGCATCATTACGGGGCATTGCCGTCGATATCAGCGCGCTGCCAGGCTACTTGCTTGGCATGTACATCACTACTGAACAAACCGCAGAGCAAGTACTGGATGAAATTTGCAGCAGCGTAGGTGCCTACTGGCTATTTGATCGCACTGGCCAGTTTCAAGTGCGAGCATTTAATGGTGTTCCGGCACTATCAGCGGTGCAGCTCACGGCCGACCAGACTGTGTTTGGTACCACAAAAATTCGCCGGGTTATTAACCCTTTGTATGCGATCACATTGGCGTTTAAACGCAACTGGACACAGCTCAGCAGTATTGCCGGGGTAGTGCATGAAACGGATCCTGAGTTAGCTGCAGAGCTGGCTGCAGCCGCTAAAACAGCAACGCTGACCCAGCCGTCTGTGCTTGAAAATTATCCGCAGGCTTCATCTATTAATGTGACCTCACTGATTGTCACTGCAGCTGCTGCCAGTGCTGAAATATCACGCCGCCTTGCTCTCTCTGCAATCCCAAGATTTGTGTATGAATTGAAGCAATTTGCAGCTCCTTTTCAGTGGTTGCCAGGCGTGTGCGCCCAGTTGGATAAACCAGGGATTAATGGTGACCGGGCGGTAATAACAAAACTAATAGATGCCGCAACAGACGGCACTTGCAACGTGGAGTACTGGCAGTGAGTAATAACATCAGAATGTTAGTTGTAAATGATTTTGATGAAGCCAGTGTAGAGCTTGTCACCGGCTCTGCAGTTGCTACGTTGCCTGTGACCAACCTGCAGTTTTACAACAACAGCCGTATTTTTCGCGTCACATCCACCGAGTTTGTGCTTAAGGGTGACTTTACTAACATCCGACTAATTACTGCCCTGGTGCTGTGGCGCCATAACTGGACAGCAGCAGCAAAGTTCAGGCTTGAGCTTTTTGGCAATGCAGATCAGACAGGCAGTACGGTGTTTGACAGCGGCTGGGTGGATGCATTACCCCAAACTACTTACGGCGAGTGGGACTGGCGTTTACAGCCTGTTGTGAGTTCGCTGCTGGACGGCTGGGCAACAAAATACAGCCAGCTTTGGTTTGGCGACGTATTTGCCAGCTCCTACCGATTAACTGTGCAAGACCCGCTGAATGAATCCGGCCAGCTTGATTTAACACGCATTTATATGGGCAGGCATTACTCGCCTGACGTCAATTTTTCCTGGGGCAGCACCTTCGCATTTGGCAGCAACGAAACCCAGCAGCGCACCGACGATGGTGGGCTGTTCAGCAATGCAACCGCAACCTGGCGCAAAGTGAGCTTTTCGCTTGCCTATATAAATGAAGAGGACAGGCCTGGGCTGATTGCTGCTATACGGCATGCAAAGCTTAGCCGCGACTGGTTTATCAGTCTATATCCCGAAGAAGGTACTCACAAAGAGATCGAGCACTCGTTTGCTTGCAAATTCACTGCTTTGCCCCCCGTTACATCAACCAGTTTCAACAACAGCAGCACTGCTGTGTCTGTGGAGGAATGCTAAATGATTATAGAAAAATTGCCGGTGCCGGAATTTGAGTTACTGACTGAGGATGTCGGCTCAGAGTTTCAACAGAAAATGAATGCGGCAATGTTGGGGGTGAAGAACGCGATTATTGCTTACAACAATCAAATTGATTCCGGGTCACTTTCATCAGTGCGCTTGGGGGAAATGGAAAGTTTAATTCAGCAAGTTGAGTTCGATAGTAACAGTTCAATAGTTCAGGTGCTGACAAGCACCGATGCTGAAGTAGAAGTTGAATTTGGCGGCCAGACGCAACTTGTAGTGCCGTATGGGTATTTGCGCGAGCAAGTGGAGGGGAGTATTGATAGTGCCCTTGCATATGCTCAGTCGTCGGCGGCAAGTGCTGCGGCATCAGAGGCATTGGCTAAGTTTTACCC